CCGTTCCATAATTAGCCAGCTATGGAGCGATCCGAAGCTAAATGAAATGCTATCCAAATTCAATGCTGGTGCCGGTCAGGACGACCTCAAATCAGAACTATTTGCCGTCTTATGTGAAAAGGACAATGACTTCATTTGCGACCTTTGGTCAAAGAATCAGCTTTTATTCTATTGCACAGGCATAGTTCAAAGGATGATTTTTCAGCCGGGTAATCGCTTCCATCGACGCTACCGGACACAATCATATGAATTTACCGAAGCTATCCTGAATACGACAGATGAAGAGTACAATGCCGACAAAGAAAAGAAACTGCAAGATCTCGAATCAGCTATGGATAAAGATTTGCATTGGGTTGAGAATGCTATGGTTAAGCTCCATCAGGATTTGGGAAGCATGGAAAAGATTAGCAAAGTCACGAAAATAAGTTTCAATCAAGTAGATCGTATTTATAAAAAAGCAAAGGAAAAATTAAGGACTTCGCTTTCGGGTAAGCTTATGGGTAATTATATTGTAGTCACAGGGGAATTCGTTTTGGACATTCCACAAGATGTCACACCTGACAATATTAACGACATACTGGATGAAACTTTGGATTACATGAAGATGCGATTAGAAGGCCGCATGATACCTTCCAAAGAAAAGACCAACGGATACATCAAAGATATCAAACCACTAAAAGCCAAAAAGATAATATGATTCTACTTATCCCGATAACTGCCATCCTTTGCGCATGGATATGGATGGATGTGTGGCGAATGCCTGAAAGGTATCTGTGGCTTAATAGAAAGCCATTTAATTGCCCTATGTGTTTATCGATGTGGCTAAGTTTACTTTTGTATCTTTGCCCTTTATTCATACAGCAAATCTTATTCGTAACCACAACAGCAGCAGCATTAGGAGCATGGGCAGATCAAAAAAGATAGTAACATTAGAAACCAATATCCCCGAAATTAGTCAGTACGCTAAAAATCGGGCAAAGTTTATGGAATTGGAACAGCATTGGTCATCAGTCAGGATAGGATATTTAAAGAGCTTAGACGCTGAAATAAAGATGCAGATTGAAACAATATACAAAGAAGAACTTGATCCTAAATGGTTACCGAACAAATACTGCACAGGATGCTATTTTAACGCGGTCAAAGATTTAATACTACATTTTTTCTTATGAGTTATATCCACGAAACTGCCATTATTTACCCAAACGTCATTATTGAAGACGACGTACATATCGGGCCATATTGCGTTATAGGTGGTGAGCCAGACTGGAAAGGGAGAGAGAATGACAGCAAAGGAGTAATAATAAGATCAGGGACAAGACTTACTGGATTTGTTACAATAGATAGTGGTGCAGAAGGTGTAACATATATCGGCCAGAATTGTTACATCATGAAGTATACATACATAGCTCATGATGTTACCCTAAAAGATAACGTGACCATATCGGCCGGTGTCAGCATTGGCGGATTATGTACAATAGGCGAAGGGACTAATATTGGCATGAATGCAGCTATCCATCAAAAAGCAAAAGTACCGCAAGGGTGCATGATCGGGATGGGTGCTGTGGTAACAAAGAAAACGGAATTAAAAGAGAATTGTAAATATGCCGGCGTGCCTGCAAAATTCATAGGATACAATGACAGGAATCATATATCTAAATTATAAACGCAAAGAGCATTCAGATCGGGCATTACAATCAATAAAGCAAGGTCAGGCAGATGCCGAGATACTTGAGGTTGAAATGTTTGGTATTGCAGCCGCTATAAATTACGGACTGAAATACTTCTTTGAAGATAATGGCTTCGACTATGTTGCCATCTGTGCAAACGACATCATAATGCCTCCGGGATGGCTTAACAAAATGATTAATGATGCTGAAATAATTACAAACACCGGACTATCTGCCATTCATTGCGTGGAAGGTTTACCCGATGAACAAACAATAAACGGGATTAAATGTCATCCATCATGGGGTGTATTTGGTAATGCTTTACTGACAAAGCAAGCATTCGATAAGGTCGGCTATTTTAACACCGATCACGATCCATATGGGATGCAGGATAGCGATTATTGTTACCGATTACATAAAGCAGGATTTGTAAATTATTACATATCAGCATTAAAAGCTGAACATATCGGCGGTGATGTCGGAACGGGAACGGATTACCGATTAATGAAAGATGAAGGGTTAAGCAAGGCTGGTAATACTTATGGCAAATGGCTGAAAGTTTACGATTCGGGGAAGGTCTATCTTCCGTATTTACAAGAGAATTACATAATCCAAATGAATCAAATGTATGGGGAGGTATAAATTAATAGAATCACCGGAAAAGATGTGGGAGCTGTTTGTAGCTTATAAAGAAAGCGCAAAAAGTAAACCTATATTAGTGCAGGACTTTGTAGGTAAAGACGGGATGGAAGTTAGAAGAGAAAGGGAAAGGCCTCTTACAATGGAAGGGTTTGAATGTTATGTTTGGGATCAGGAAATAGTAGAAGGTGTTGAGCAATATTTTAGCAATAGAGATGGAAGATATGCAGATTTTGTAGGTATCTGTTCACGTATTAGAAGGGAAATAAGGCAGGATCAGATAAGCGGTGGCATGGCAGGTATTTACAATCCATCCATAACACAAAGATTGAATGGGTTAGTAGAAAAGACCGATGCAAAGACAGAAGGCATCCAAAAGATAACAATTGAGCGCGTCACAAAAAATACAGATCAATAACGAACATTCCGGGCAGCTAAAGGTACTTTCCGAAGCTAAGAGATTTAATGTATTGGATTGTGGTAGAAGGTGGGGGAAGTCTGCTTTGGCGGTTAACCTACTTTGTGAGCCGGCATTAGATGGCCATCCGGTCGCCTATTTTGCTCCATTTTATAAACTACTCGAAGGGACGTATAAAGAGTTATATTCGGTCTTAAATACAGTTACAATAAAAAAGCATGAGAATCAGTTTATTGAGCTTGTAACAGGCGGATCGATTGAGTTCTGGTCACTTGAGAATCCATTGGCAGGCCGTTCACGAAAATACAAGGTGGCCATAATAGATGAAGCGGCATTTAATCGAAACCTATGGCAGTCATGGACAGAGGCAATAAGGCCGACATTAACCGACCTGAAAGGTAGCGCGTGGTTTATGTCAACGCCAAAGGGTAAGAATGATTTCTACAAGCTATGGATGCGAGGACAGACGGGTGAGCCGGACTGGATGTCATGGCAGATGCCGACCATTACAAACCCGTTTATCGATCCGGCAGAGATAGAAGCAGCAAGGCGCGACCTTCCTGATCTTGCATTTAAACAGGAATACCTTGCAGAGTTTAATGATAATGTCGCTAATCCTTTCGGATTAGATTACATCCGGATATGTACGGGAAGAATATCCAATGAGCCGGCCGTCTGCTTCGGGATTGACCTTGCAAAGTCGTTTGACTGGACCGTCATAATAGGGTTAGATAAGTTCGGCAATGTTTGTCATTTTGATAGGTTTCAAAGGCCCTGGAACGAGACGAAAGAGATTATCAGGCGATTGCCGAGGGGAGCGATAAAGATAGATAGTACAGGTGTAGGCGATCCGATAACGGAGGACATCCAACGTGAGCGTGGTGATGTGCATTCTTTTAAGTACACATCGACATCAAAACAACAACTTATGGAAGGGTTAGCGGCTGCCATCCATCAAAGGCGCGTGATCTTCCCTGATGGGGTTATAAAGTCCGAATTAGAAAGCTTTGAATATCAAATGACAGGAACGGGTGTAAAATATACTGCACCTCCCGGACTGCATGATGATTGCGTAAATGCTTTGGCATTGGCGTGGGCCATGTACGTACAGGACAACGGGGGGCATGTTAAATATTCTTTTTTATGAACTGGAACAAAATCACAGTAAAGCAATATCAGGATATCTTCCCGATAATTAATGATGACAATTTATCCGATCTTGATAAGCTTGTTAAAATTATCTGCATACTTACCGGATACACGGAAGACTACATCGACTCATGGCCGATTGATAAGCTGAATGAGTATAGGCATTTATTTGAGTTTGACCACAAAAAAGAAGCTCGCAAGAGGGTTAAAGTCAATGGCAGATATTACCGATTTAACTGGGAGATCAATAAATTAAAGGCGGCAAGATACATTGAGGCCAAAACATTCACGGGTGAAGGACTATTTCAAAACTTACATAAGATTATGGCATCATGCGTAATCCCGCAAAGGAAGATCGCATTCTTTTACTTTGATAAAAAGTACAATGCAGCGGACCACGACAAATATGCCACTGATTTATTAGATGCCCCTTTCCCATTTGTTTATAATGCTTGCGTTTTTTTTTGTCAATTATTAATGAAGTGGATCGACGTTACCCTGTCTTATTCGGGGGAACTCAAAGGGAAGATGACGGAGAGCCAGATAGCAGCATTGAAAGAGTCTTTGCAAGGTATTACGGATGGATTTATAGTACGACCCTTGTCGCAGATCTCGAGCGAATAACATTAGATCATGCATTTGAGTTACCTATTTATCAATATTTGAACGGACTGGCATATTGCAAAATGAAAGAGAAATTAGAACGCAAACAATTGGAAGATATGCAAAAAAAGAAGTAGATTTGTCGTTTCATAGCAAGCATAGGTTTAGGTTTCCCCCCTGATCTTTTTAGATTAGGGGTTTTTTGTTTTTATTGTATTTATGAAGGTATGGCATTATCAATAGCACAAGCGCAAGCAGCATTCCTCAAAGATGGTGGTCCTGTGGGGGGGACTTTAAGGGGGCAGCCTAATGAGCTATCTGATATTGAAAAAATGATGTCGGACTATATTACTAAGTTTTTAAATGCTGCCTCCGATAATCTAAATAAGAATCAATCGGTTACAACAGGTAACCTGTTGGATAGTTTAAACTTTAATATTGAATCTACAAAGGCCGGATATACCATAAACTTTACGGCCTTAGATTATTATAAGTTTGTAGATAAAGGGGTTAGGGGTGCAGGTGCAAGCCTTAAGAATAACACATCGCCCTATAAATTCAAATTCATAACACCTTCAAAAAGTCATATAGCGGCTATTGAAAAGTGGCTAACTAAAAATAATTTAACGGCTACGGCAAGGGATGTGAACAAATACGGAAGAACGGGAAGGGAGCGTAAAGCGACTGACCCGGCCGAAGCTAAGCAGTCATTGGCGTATATTATTGCCAAAAGTATAAAGCGCAACGGATTGAAAGCGACTAACTTCTGGACCGATGCCTTCGATGATACATTTAAAGATTTCGGAGTAAAAATGAGTGAGGCATTAGGTAAAACAATAACTGTTAACCTGCAGCAAATGGCCTCAGAAGTTCAAAGTAAAAAAGGATCAAAAATACCACGATAATGGGAATAACAATACATCAATCGCCTACGGGATTCGCATCAGCGCATGAAGAGGTGTGGCACGTAGTCGAAAGTACAGATAAGAACATCACCGGCTTTCAATATGTCTATGACATTTACAAGGGTGCTGAATTACTGACAAGGGTAAAAAATTCACCTTTGGGCGCAAGTAAGTTGGGTGTATTGGATGTCGGCAATATTGTCAGGTCGGCATTGGATTCTTATAACTTCCCTGCTTTCAATCTGGCTGCATTTACGAACGAGGTGACATTAGGGGCGGATGTATTCTTTACTGACTATGATGTAAGATATGGCCAGGTGAGTGGTGTGGGTGAGGTTAGCGGTAACTTGGCATCCGGAACATATCGCGTGTATAATAATTACAAGAGGTCAAAATGGGATAATGCGACAAGTGAAATATCGGCAGATGCATTCTTAACTAACAGACCATCGGGAAGCACATACTATCCCGGTGAGCCGATTGTTGCAAGCGTTTATGTGGGCAGTGAAGACAGGTCGAGATTGCTTACTACAAGCTACGGCAATGCCGGCAAATATTATAACACATCGGGCCAATACAATCTGGGATATACTTTTGGGATATTGCCTGTGAGCGGTACTATTACATTTGATTTGCAGGATGAAAATGATGATGTAATTGATACGATTACATTTAGGCAAAAGTGCGCTAAATACGAAACGCATACTTTGATTTTCTTGAATGCTTATGGTGCTTATGATTCCTTTACGTTCGTACATGGTAAGCTCATGATGTCAAATGAGAAAAAGAAGTTCGAGCAGATGCGCTGGGGATTGTCGGGTAATAGTATGGTTGAAAAGTCAGGATCGGTTTATAATGAAAGCATGAAGACGTATGCGGTTAAATACAAAGAGCGCATGATGCTGACAAGCGATATTTTAAGCACAGGCGAATATAACTGGTTATCGGAACTTATCAATAGTCCGCAAGTCTATTACTATTCTACGGAGAATGCTGAATATTACCCGGTACAGATTACAGATACTGATTATGAGTTTAAAGATGATAAGATCAATAAGACAGATACATTAAGCGTGACCATTGAATTTAGCACGCCACAAAACACACAATACCGATGATCTACGAACTTTATCTGAATGGTGAAAAGGCAGACGTACGTCAAGACTTAGGCGTTCAGTTGAGCTTTAATATCGATGACATTAATAAGTTCGGATCACGCGATACATCATTTAGCAAGACGATTGTTTTACCCGGAACAGCAAACAATAATAAGCTGCTCGGCTTTGTGGCTGACATGGGCAGCTTTAATACATTCGACGCAGGTGCGGCAAATATAGGCGCTAACTTTAATGTTGCCCAAACGACAAAGGCGGAATTAAGGGGTAACGGTTTATTATTGATTAAAGGCGTTTTTAGGTTATTAAGCATCGTAAAGGATAAAGATATTATTGAATATGAGTGTGCGGTATTTGGTGAGCTTGGTGGGTTTATTGCATCCATTGGCAATGGTAAGCTTGAGGAATTAGATTTCAGCGATTATGACCATGTTTATAATAGAGCAGCTATTGTTGGTAGCTGGGATACAATAAACGGATCGGGATATTATTACCCATTGATTGATTACGGGACGCATTCTTCTGCTGACATTTACGGCATTGTAAAGGCGAAAGTCGATTATAATTATTTGACATTTAGGCCGGCTCTGTACGCTAAAGAGTACATCGATAAGATATTTTCCGCAGGTGGTTATACCTATGAAAGTACATTCTTTGATAGTGCGTTTTTTAAAAAGCTGATCATTCCTAATAATCAAAAAGGGATATTTAAAAAAGAAGGCTATAATGTGCAGGGTTTGCGGACAACAGCGGTTACAACAACTGCCCGCAATGTCTTATTATCTTATGAGAATACTACATTATCAGCCGACTGGCTTACCAATGCCGGCAAGAATCAGTTTACTTATATCGGCTCAACGGCACAGACATTTGATTATAGCTTTGTAGGTACTTTTACACTCACATCGGTTACTGATGCTGGCTGGTCGTTTGAGATAAGGAAGAATGGCGTGGTGGTTTACACACAAGGTATGTCAGAGATTAACGGGCAGCAGTTCGTATATGAAGAAACGGGAACCATATCCGTAGTCACCAATGATGTTATTACAATACGGCTTATTTATCCGGAGGTTGAGGCGGTCAGCGTAATATATGATGAGCTAACATTTAGAATATTTAATTCATCTAACCCTTGGGTAGAAATTACTTTAAATGGTGCCATTGAGATTTCTCAAACCATACCGAAGGGCATTATGCAAAAAGACTTCTTTACATGGATTATAAAGATGTTTAATTTGTACGTAACAGAAGATAAAGAAAAATCTAATCACCTGATCATTGAGCCGTACATTGATTACTACGGGACTGACACAATAGACTGGACATATAAGGTGGCAAGGGATAAGGCATGGCAGATAAAACCAATGGGCATGCTGAATGGTAGATTCTTTGAATATAGGTTTAAAGAGGATAGCGACTTTTATAATGATGGTTATAAAAAGAAATACAATCAGTCGTATGGTGACAGGTTAGAAGATACGGCCTTTCAATTCGCAAAGGATAAGCAGACCATTGACGTGGGTTTTTCACCTTCTCCTTTGGTACAATATAACGGGACTGATAAAGTTTTGCCGGCCATTTACAAACGAAGTAAAGGAAATTCAGTCGATCAAGAAGAGCTTGTAGATAGCAATATCCGCATATTAATGGCCAAAAAGGTGAGCTGTTCAAGTTGGAATATAAGGAATGGTAAAACGCCAACTTCACCGAATTTAGGCGCATCGCTTATTGTTTACGGATATGCCGGCCACTTTGATGACCCTATTAACCCAACAAAGGATATCAACTTCGGGGCAGCGTCTGAGATATACTTCGATCCTAATAGCTATACATCAAATAATTTATTTAATGATTATTGGAGTGAGTACATATCCGAGATAGCCGATAAAGATAGTAAGATATTGAGCTGCTTTGTACATTTAACACCTTTAGATATTGCCCAGTTGGATTTCAGCAAAGCGGTCATGATTGACGGCATAAGATTTAGGTTAAATAAGATTGAGGACTTTGATTACACGAATAATGAACTTGTAAAGGTTGAACTTTTAAAAATAATAAATAATGGCTAACACAGTTATAGGGGCAACGGTTGAAGTAGATGTTCAGTCGGTCGGTAACATGAAGCAACAATTAAGGGCGGCTACGGCTGATCTTGTTGCTATGAATGAAAAGTTTGGGAGTACATCAAAGGAAGCTATTGCAGCAGCGAAGCGAGTGGCAGAATTAAAAGATGCCATAGGGGATGCCAAATCGCTTGCGGATGCCTTTAATCCGGATGCAAGGTTTAAAGCATTAGGGCAAACGCTCGGAGCTGTGGCCGGTGGGTTTTCAGCAGTACAAGGGGCAATGGTATTGCTGGGGAATGAAAGTGAAGACCTGCAGAAAAGTCTATTAAAAGTACAGGCGGCCTTAGCTATATCGCAAGGACTTGAGCAGCTTGGAGATTTAGGCCAGGCTTTTAAGAATTTAAAGGCCGTAGCGGTTAACGCTTTAAATGGTATTAAGGCGGCCATCGGATCAACAGGGATAGGGTTGTTGGTTGTTGCTTTGGGTACCATTGTGGCCTACTGGGATGAAATAAAAGCGGCGGTAAGCGGCGTAAGTGAAGAGCAACAAAAGCTTAATGCTGATGCAGCTGCAAAATTAAAAACAGCGCAAAAAGAGCTTGAGGTTTTAGGTTTACAGGAAAATAGTTTAAAGCTTCAGGGCAAAAGCGAAAGGGAGATTCTTAATTTAAAGATTAAGGCAACTGATGAAGTTATAGCCGCGACGGAAGCTCAGATAAAGCAAAATGAAATAACGCTAAAAGCTCAGATAGAAGCAGCGCAAAGGAATAAAGATATCCTGCAAGGTATATTAACGTTTATATCAGCGCCGCTTGCTTCATTATTAAAGGGCATTGATTTAATAGGTGATGCTGTTGGTAAAAACTTTGATTTATACAATAAATTCTATGGCGGCATATCTTCATTTGTTTTTGACCCTAAAGAGATTGAGGCCGAAGGTAAAAAGTCACTTGAAGAACAAGAGAAAGCATTGTCACAATTGCGTAATCAAAGGGATGGCTTTGAAATACAAAGGAAAGCTATTGATAAAAAGAATTCTGATGACAGGGCAAAGAAAAATGAAGATGATGCTAAAAAAGAAGCCGAAAAGCAGGCGGCCGCTGCAAAGGTTATAGATGATGCAAGACGCGCTAAATTAACTGAAAGACAAAGGGAGGAGGAAGATGCGATACGTGCCTTTAATGAAAGAAAAAAGACTTTGGAGCTTGCCGGCAAAACGGACTTGACAGGTATTGAAGAACAAAAGGAGATCGAGCTAAAAGCTATTAGGGATAAATATAAAGCGATACAAGACGAAGCAGATAAAAAAGCACAAGAGGCGAAATTAGCAAAAGAAAATGAGGAAGCCGAAAGATTGAAAGCGGCCGATGAGAATACGCTCAAAATGGTTGCGGAACAAAATCAGGCTTTGCTAAATGCTGAAATTGAATTACAGAATCAAAGATTTAATGCAGCACAGGCAGGGTTAGATCTGTTGGCATCATTAGCTGGCCGCAATGAGAAAATCGCAAACATAATATTTGCAGTACAGAAAGGCTTAGAGATTGCTCGAATAATAGCAGATACGGCGCGCGGCATTGTAGCTGCAAAAGCAGGACTTGCGGCTGTGCCTCCCTTTATAGGGGTAGCTCCTAACCCGGCGTTCGTACTTGCAGCGGCATCGGCTGCCAAACAGATTGCGGGGTTAAAGATTGCGGCTGCCGTTGGTATTGCACAGATAGCAGGGGCATCAATAGCCAAATTTAAAGGGGGTGGCGGTGCAGGTGCGGTAGGCGGTGGCGGTGTCGAGGTGTCCGGTGGTGGCGCAGCTCCTATGTCAGCTATGCCATCAGCATCGGTAACCGCTCAGGCATTAAACGCACAAGCGATTAATAATTTAAACAATCAGGGGATAAGAGCTTATGTGTTAAATAGTGACATTCAAAATACAGAACAAAGAAACGCGTATTTAGAAAGAAGCTCATCCGTTGGCGGTATGGATGCATTTATAAGAAGAGTTACAGGTAGACCTTAAAAATAAAATTATATGAATTTACCATTATTTAAGCTGACCATCAAAGAAAATGAGGAAGCTATACAGGAAGTGAACGCGGTAGCATTGGTTGACATACCGGCCATCGGTGAAAACTTTTTTGCGTTCAATAAACAGTTATTTGTTGAGCCTAACAAAAACGAAAGGGAAGATGAGTTCATTCCGCGCTGCATATCGTATATGATAGGCGAGGGCAAAGATGAAGATCAGGCAGCAGCTATCTGTTATAGCAAATGGGAAAACAAAAGTCAGTCATTCCAGGAAAGCTATTCTGATTACCCAAAAGCAGCAAGCGAAAATGCAAAGATAGCTTTGAGATGGGCCGAAGAGAATGGATGGGGTGAATGCGGAACGCCTGTCGGGAAAGCAAGGGCAAACCAATTAGCAAAAGGAGAGCCGATCAGTAGGGATACGATCGCACGTATGGCAGCCTTTGAAAGACATCGGCAAAATAGCCAAAAGGAGTTAGGAGATGGATGTGGCCGGCTGATGTGGTTAGCGTGGGGAGGTGATGCTGGTATTGAATGGGCGCAGCGTAAATTGGAACAGATAGATAAGCAAAAGATGCAATCATTCGCGGTGGTGAATGACGAAGAGCGTATCGTTGTCGGCCCTGCCATGATCCCTGACCTACCTATTTACCGAAATGATGAAGCAGGCGAATATTATGTATTCTTTGATAAGAAAACCATTGAAACTATTGCTTTAAAGTTTTATGCAAAAGGGTTTCAGCAGAATGCCAATGAGATGCATGCTAAGGCGGTCGATGGTATTACATTCTTTCAATCATGGATAGCAGACGAAAGTAAAGGCATCCCGAAAATGAAGCAGTTTGAAAATTTACCTGATGGGACATGGTTTTTAGGTGCAAAGGTTGAAAATGATGAGACGTGGGCAAAGGTAAAGGATGGAACGTTTAAAGGGTTTAGCGTGGAGGGTATGTTTGACATGACAGAAATAAAGATGCGCAAAAGTGCTGATGAGATTATAGCAAAACTTCGTGAGCTATTGGCTGACATTTAGGTTTGGTTTTTCATTGTTTGGTTAAGTGGACATCCCCGGCTGTTTCTACGGCTGGGGTTTCTTTTTGGTATATATAAACATGAGCGCGAATCTGCAGCCGATACCATTAGGATTGATAGCGATACAGCCATATTTGGACTTTGTTGCTGAAAAGGGTTTTTCGCCTATTGAGCCGGGAGATACTACTTATCAAAATGATGCATTCGCTAACCCTCCTTCGGTGTTTATTGATGGGTTATTGCTTACTTATGTTCCGGTATTGGATAAAAGATACATAAGCTTTGATTGGTCGACGCGGACCATAACGTTTAATAATGGCACGTTAATACAAGGTGAAACAGTCCAGATATTTTTATAACCAAACAAACAAACATGAAAATTTTAGTATTGACGCAAAAGTTCAGCGGATGCGGTTACCATCGGCTTATGCTTCCCGTTTCATTTATGCCGAAAGAATATGGCAGAATTACAGATACCATAACGGAAGAGGAATTAGCGGAAAAGAAATATGATATTGTATTTGTGAATCGGGTATGGGAAAAGGATGACCTGATTGATCTACGCAAAAAATACGGTTTTAAGTTGGTGGTTGATGTAGATGATTATTGGATACTTAATCATGACCATTTGATGTTTGATTCATTTAATGCTACTGGGTTCGCATCAAAGCTGATAAGATATATGAGGGAGGCGGATATGGTCACATGTACGCATTATAGATTAGCGGAGGCGGTTGCGGTCCATAATCATAATGTCATAGTGGTACCTAATTCGATACCTTATGGACAAGGGCAGTTCAATGGTGAACGTGTAGCTACTGATGCCGTTAAGATATTCTGGGCGGGCGGCATTACGCATGATCAGGATTTGAAGATACTTGAAGCGCCTATGAAAAGAGTTGAAGGTAATGTACAGATGGTTTTGGGTGGCTATGCCGATTCAAACGAAACGGAAAGGTATTATTGGGGGCGCATGGCTAATTATTTCACAGCGGATAAGCGGTTACCATATACTTTGATGCGTGGCAAAGAGGTGTTTGAATATTATGAGCTTTTCAAATATGCCGACATCATGCTGATACCTTTGGTTAAAAATAACTTTAATAAGTACAAGTCAAATATCAAAATATTGGAGGCAGCCGGTAAGGCGGTGCCGGTGGTGGTTAGCGCGGTCCATCCTTACTTAGACTTCCCAGATGATGTGGTCAATTACGTATATGATAGGGTCGACTGGAATAAGCATATTAACCGACTTGTAAATGATAAGGGGTTACGGGATGAACAGGGGGCAAAGCTGCATGAATATTGTTGTAAATATTACAACTTTCACGAAATAAACGAAACGAGGCGAAAGTCTTTTGAGGCATTGGTTTCAAAGTAAAATGGGGAATAAATTAAAACATAAGTATATATGATTATGAAAAGTCCGATCGAATTATTACAAGAAGTTAAAAAGCTGGTGTTTCAAGAAGAAACAGCTCCAGCTCCTTCCTATTCTTTGGAAGATGGCACTAAGATACTGATTGATAAATTAGAGGTTGGCGGTGTTGTAACATTGGAAGATGGTACACCTGCCCCTGTTGGCGAACATACACTTGCTGATGGGACTATGATTGTTTTAGGTGAGGGTGGTGTGATTGCAGAAATAAAGCCTAAAGAAGTTGAAGATGACAAAGTAGAGATCGAGATTGAAAGCGCGGAAGATAAGAAACCGGATATGGAAGAGATGAAAGAAAAGATTGCAAAGATCGAAGAGGAGTTAAATGCCGGGAAAAATAAGATGAGCGCTTTCGAGGTTGATTATTCAGCATTAAAAGAAGCATCTGCAAAAGCTCAGGAAGGTTTACAGGCTTTGATTGCTTTGGTTGAAACTTTGGTTAACGTGCCTTCACAAGAGCCGGCCGAAGTTCCAAATGGTTTCAAAAAACATTCAGCTTCTACAAAAGAAGATAAAATTCGTTCGTATTCTCAATTCGTTTCACAATTTAAAAAATAACAAAAGATGGCTTTTTTAGTAACAGGCCTTACGGCTTACACAGAACAAAACGAGCAGCAGCTCGTAACTGCTTCGCTGTTTGAGGCACGTACTCAACAGCTTATCCTTTCCGAAGGTAACGTAATGACAGGTGTGAAATCTTCTCAGACCGTTAACCGCATGGATACCGATGTATTCTTCCAAGATGACAGCTCTTGCGGGTTTTCTGCTTCTGGCACAACTGAGTTCACTCAGCGTACTTTGACAGTTGGTAAAGTTAAAACACAAGAGATCCTTTGCCCTAAAGATCTGGAAGCTTACTATTTACAAAAGGCACTGCCTGCTGGATCTAACTATGACAGCATGATCTTCGCTCAAGAATATACAAGCCGCAAAGCTGGTAAGATTGCAGAAGCTTTGGAGGTTGCTATTTGGACCGCAACAGGTAGCGGGTTTGGTGGATCTAATGGTCTTTTGAATAAGTTTAAAGGTATCCGCCAATTAGTTGCTGATGCTGGCGGTAGTGTCGTAAATGCTAACGTAACTGGCTTCTACGGTACCGGCGCTCCTATTACTGCAATTGATACAATGGATAAAGCTCAGAAGTCTGTGCTTGCAGTTATCAATGCTCTTCCTAATGGAGTAAAAGGCAAGACTGATGTTCGCATCTTCGTAGGATGGGATGTTTACAATCTGCTTATCCAGAAGTATGTTGATCTGAACTTGTATCACTACAATCCCGGAAGCAATGGTAATGCTCCTTCATCTGAGTTCATCGTTCCCGGTACATCTTACAAGGTAATCCCTGTACATGGATTGAATGGTACTAATGACATCTATGCATTCAGAATGTCAAACATCTTCATGGGTGTTGACCTTCAAGGTGAAGAGGACAACTTTGAGATGTGGTATTCTCAGGATGACAGGAACGTTAAGTTCAGCGCATCTTTCAAAATCGGGATTCAGTTCGCATTCCCTGACGAGATCGTTAAGTTCGAAGCGTAATTAATTAATAACGAGGGCGGTCAATAGCCGCCCTTTTTAAAATAGATAAATATGCCCTGCGCATTAACACAAGGATATAGTTTAGATTGTAAAGATTCAGCCGGCGGTATTACCGAAGTTTACTTTATTGAATTGGCTAATGTCAGCTCAATGGCAAGTGCTTCAGGTGTAGTAACCGGACTAACTAAAGCATCCGGAAAAAGATTCTGGAAGTATGAACTTCCAAAAGAGACCGGCTCATTTACTCACAATCCAACAGTATCAACAGAAAATGGTACTTTGTTCTTTGAGCAAAACTTAACAATCGTAGTTAACAAGCTTTCAGCTTCCATCAATACGGAGCTTAAATTATTAGCTCAAAACATTCTTATTGCAGTTGTTAAGGATAATAATAACAAGTATTGGATGTTAGGTAAAGAAAGAGGTTTGGATATGTCAGGATCTACAAGCGGAAGCGGTACAGCTTTCGGTGATCGTTCCGGATATAGTCTTGTATTTGTAGGTAAAGAGCCGGATCAACTTTATGAAGTTAATAGCTCTATTGCCAATGCTTTACAAACGCCTGGTTAAGTTTAGATGATTAATGGTTAAGCGCCTGCCTTAAATAGGCGGGCGTTTTTATTTAATGGTATTTATTAAAGAATGATAAAGTTTACCAAAGGCACTACGGATACAATTTATCTGACATTAAAGGAGAAGCAGACCATATTGGATGCTAACTTCCTCTGTGTTTTTCAATCGCGATCAACGAACGAGAAGGTAAAGTTTGTACTTGTAAATTCAGCCGATCAAAGTTTATATAAAGATCGGTTTAATGAGTTTGACATTGTTGTTAATACTTACTTTGCAACAAAAGAGGAAGGGTGGTTTACATATACGATATATGAGCAGGTCAGCTCTTCAAATTTAGTGGAAGCGAATGCCGGCGCAATAGTGGAGACGGGCTTAATGTTTTTATCAGATGGTCAGGATGTAACCACAACTAAATACGATAATCCAACAACATTTAAAGTATATGATGCGACATAGTGTATCTTTTATAAAGTTTGCCGATGTGAAAGTTCCGGTAATGAAGGAAGTGCCTAATAAGGGATGGGTATTATTTGGAGAAGATAATAAGTTCCCAAATATGCTTTTAAATATGTTTAATAAGAGCAGTAAGCATAATGGCATCGTGTTGGGTAAGGTGAACTATATTACCGGCAAAGGATTTGATCATGTATTGCAAGCGAATGCTTATGAGAATTGCAATGAAATACTTAAAAAAGCTTGTTTGGATATTGAAGTGTTTGGAGGGTGTTATTTGGAGATTCAGTACAATGCGGCTGGCACGATTGGCGCATTTTACCACATCCCTTATCATAAGGTAAGATCAAGCAAGGATAATACTCAATTCTATGTTAAGGATTGGGACAGCTATAAAAAGAATGATGAGCCGAAGGTGTTCGCCGCTTATAATCCTAAATTGGATGTTAAATTACTACGCAATCAGACTCAAATACTTTACTACAAAGAATACAGACCGGGTGTTGAGACATATTCATATCCGGGATACATGGGTGCGCTTAATGCTATTCAGACGGATATTGAGATAAGTAAATACCATTTAAGCACCATCACGAATGGGATGTTTGCATCAAAGATGATCAGTTTCTTTGAGGGTATCCCTACGGAAGAGGAGAAGCGCGAGATTGAAAAGGGTTTCAAAAGTAAGTTTACGGGGAGTGAGAATGCAGGTAATATCGTTTTGAACTTTGGTAAAGACCCTGCGAAGCGGCCACAGTTGGATGATCTTAGCAGTACGGAATTAGATAAGCATTTCGACATACTTTCTAAAAGCGTACAGACTGAGATATTTTGCGGTCATCAGGTGGTCAGTCCGATGTTGTTCGGTATTCGTGTTGAGGGGCAATTAGGCGGTCGTAGCGAGATTAGGGAGGCTTATGAGATCATGAAGTCAACCTATGTAAACGATAAGCAGCAGGCGTTAGAATTGCTATTTAAAGAGATTACAGGTCAGGATCATAAGATAATACCTGTTGAGCCGATAGGATTTGAATTTAGTGAACAGACTTTATTACAGATTGCTCCTAAAAAATGGCTATTAGAAAAGATCGGAATTGATTCGAGCTTATACCCTGAGATTGCACAGCCTGACGGCGTTGCACCACAATCGCAACCGATGGCGGTTAATGAGAATTTAAAGAATTTGAGCGGTCGGCAATGGCAAAGCTTAACACGTATTATCAGGAAGTTTGAGAAGGGTGAGATCAGTCAGGATCAAGCTAAATTGTTATTAAAGAGCAGTCTGGGGTTGAATGATGACGAAGTGAATACTATGCTTGCGATTGATAATGGTATGGAGTTCAGCAGTCATGAGAATGATGAATTATTACTGGCTGAATTTTCAAAATGTGGTGAGCCGAAAAATGAATATCTGATTATAAAGCAGTCCAAATTTGTATTTGCTAAAGATCAGCAATTTGCCGACGTCACTCAAATAGAAACCAATGTTCTGGACTTATTAAGGAAAGATAAAAAAATAACGCCTGAGGTTATTGCTGAGACATTAGATTTGGAGGTTGACAGTGTAAAAGAGATTTTAAAGAGATTATCCAGCGAAGGTCGTATATCTATAAAGACTACAAAGGTAGGCCAGGATAATGTGATTGAGCGTACTTTGACAGAGCCATTAAAGACACAGACTGATAAGAAGCCTGAGACTTTAAACTTTAAGATTCTTTATTCTTATGAAGGACCAAAAGATGACAGGAATAGAGATTTTTGCGCAAGACTTTTGGAGATGGATAAGTTATGGTCAAGATCTGAAATTGAAACCATGTCGAGAAGGATGGGGTATAGCGTATGGGATAGGCGTGGCGGATGGTGGACCATGCCGGATGGGGACCGTTCAAAGTCATGCCGTCATGATTGGGTTAGCAATATCGTAATGAAGAAAAAATAAAACATGAGAGATATTATATTTATCAGTCCGGAGAATATTTATGAGCGCTCATCTGTTCATAAAAATATAGACAGCAAAATGATTGTGCCTGAGATTAAGGCGGTGCAGGAGATGTATCTGCTGCCGGTTTTGGGTACTGCATTATATGAGAGGTTACAAGATGGCATCGACAATGATGATCTAACAGCAGACGAAGAAACGCTGCTAAAAGATTATATCCGCGATCCTTTGATTCATTACACCATTAGCGAATTAGCGCCGGCATTGAGCTTCCAATTGTGGAATAAGGGATTAACACGTAAGACTACTGAGAACAGCGAAGCGGTCAGCAGTTCAGAGATTGATGACTTTACTGCAAAGTTTAAAAATAGAGCGGAATGGTATCTTGAAAGACTTATTAGGTACTTGATTGAAGAAGCTGGCAGCGGTACTAAGTTTCAGCAATATATTAACCCGGGTAGCCGGGCCGATACTTTCGTACCTAAGCGCACATCATTTGAGATTGGTATTTATTTGGGGAATACTGATGTTAGCCGTAAGGAGATGCCGAAATGGTATAAATATGAGTTCTTATCCTGTTGCAGATGAATGGACAATATACTAACAAAATTCAAAAGCTATTAAAAGCTTATTTAAAGAAACATGACGCTCAATCAAATAATAAAAAAGCTGATCGAGATAGCATCCGGCCACAAAATGGTAAGGACTGCAAAGCACGTAAAAGCTGAAGACTTTATTGTCTTTGATTATAAGGATGTGGAATATCCGGCCGTATGGTACACGCTTAACACGTCATCCATTACCGGAAAGGAAAAGACTTACCAAATTTTGGTAACTATTGCTGATATTCATCATGTAGAAAATATGGATGAATTAGAGATGCAGTCAGATTGTGAGCAGATAGGTCATGATCTACTTGCTCAGGTAGGGTGGAATTTGCAGGAATGGGTAATGGAAAGGTCATTTAACTTTGAATATTTTAGGCAAGGTCAAGAAGATATACTGGCCGGGGTGACATTTGAATTAAGTTTAAAGTTGCCGATTATTTACAATGCCTGTCAGGTGCCATCTGATTATGAGTTACCTAATGGCAATTTCGTATATATTAATACCAATAGATTTATGACAATTGCGGATTTCATAGTAGGTGCCGGTCAGCCGATGGAGCAGGGGGATACTGAATATCAAGATAATCAGTTAACGATTGCTCCTTTTGTGTTTATCGATGGGATATTACAGACGTATGTGGTGAGATCGGATAGAAGGTATATTACGCATAATGCAACAACAAAAACAATAACAATAAATGGCGGTGTCAATGAAGGCGAAAATATTAGGATTCTTTTGTAGTTTACTGATTGTAAACTTTGCTATTGGTCAGACTATTGATGGAGTTCTTTATACGAACTTTAATAACTATTATAAATGGAAGGGAGGTGCATTTGATTCGACTTTCCTACTTCCACAAACATCTGCGACTAATGGCAAGCGTGCCGGTGCATTAAGATATGCCGCTGCTGATAGTTCTGTTTATTCATGGAGCGGTACACAATGGATAAAGTTAGGCGGCGCGAGTGGCGATACCGCCACCGTTGTAAAAGCCTACGTGACCAATGCCGAAGCGGTTACGATTACAAAAGGTCAAGTGGTTTACATTTTTGGCGCAAGCGGAGACAGGGCAAGCGTAAAACTTGCAAAGAATACAAGCGATACATTTAGCTCAAAAACTTTGGGTATAGTTAGGGCGAATATTGCAGCGGGTGCGGCTGGATGGATTACTACACAGGGACAGGTTAGCGGCATAAATTTAGGCGCATATACGGCGGGGGATATTCTATGGTTGGATAGTATTCCTGGAGGGTTTACAAAGACAAAACCTCAAGCCCCTTATCATGCTGTGTTTGTTGGTGTGGTTGAAAGGGCGAACGCTGGCAATGGGCTGATATATGTTAAGCCACAAAACGGGGTTGAGTTGGATGAGCTACATGACGTTAGGATTACAAGCCTTGCAAATAATGACATTATAAGATACAACTCTACTTTAGGGTATTGGGAGAATAAAAGCATTACAACTACGCTGGGTTACACTCCTTTAAATGTTACCGATACAACGGCAATGCTTACGCCTTATCTTAGAAAAGTAGATACTTTGAGTTTGAGCAATAGAATAAATGCAGTAGCTGCTTCGGCAGGCGTTCAATGGACTGGTGTTGATAGTTCGTTCGCATCTGAATTAGCAGCTAATGGTGAACATGAAGTAGAAGAGTTTAAAGTGTTTCCAACGGCAATTGCTACAAATGGTTTTTTCCCGGGTAACAAATGGGCATTTGTTAATGGTGGTGGAAATTATATAGGATTTAATGATAACGCAGTAATTGCAGTAAGGTTAGGAACTCAAACAAGTACAACAGCCGCACCATATATACATTTAGCAGCTGGAATAAACGGGACTTCCCCACCAGGTTATATATTAACATCTGATTACATTGTAATGACAACAAGAATAAGAATACCTGATTTAAGCGATGGTACTAATTCTTATTATATAAGAGTTGGACTTACAAATATAATGAATCAATTAAACCAAGCTCATGCATGTATTTTTACTTATGATTTAAGTGGGACACAAACAGGAAGTAGTGCTTCAGCAAATTGGCAAGCATTAACAGCTAATACCAACGTCAGGACTTTTACCAATACAACTACTGCCGTATCTGCAAATACATGGGTTAAATTAAGAATTGTTGCAAATAGTAGTAATGTGTTTTTCTATGTTAATAATACATTAGTGGCTACGCATACTACAAATATACCAACCACAAATTTAACTCCTTATATAGATATACGAAAAACGGCTGGAAGTACTGCAAGAACTTTGGAAGTAGATTATTCAACTATTGATATTAAATACTCAACTCCACGATGATAACGAAATACAAAATAACAAAAGACGGCGTTACTATTGAATTTTTAACGCTTAATGAAGCAAACAATTTTATCCTTGCAAACCCTGAATGGGCGGGCGTAGCGGTTATAGAATTTCAGGAAGATATACCAGCGCCTGAAGTGATAGTACCTTTTGACGTACCTACGTGGCGTTTGCGTGCCATCCTTGCTTTGGATAATTTGGAGCAATCGGTAACGGATGCGCTCGATCAGTTAACCGATCCGCAAAAAACCATAGCCAAAAGGGCGTGGGACTTTGGTAGCAAAACTGAAAGATCAAGTCCGACAGTTGACTTTATTAAAGGGGTTTTGAATTTAACTGATGCACAGGTTGATGATATATTTGTGCAAGCCGAAGCGATACAGATATGAGAGGGTTTGTATTATTGATTGTCGCTATTCTGCTGGCAATAATAATACTGCCAATTGGTTTTGGTTATCAGATTATAAGTTCTTTGTTTAAAGCGGTAAATGAGTATTTATTTAAAGTAGCGAAAAGCATAGACCAGTTGGGGAATGTGGTCTGCCGGGACTTATTTAATGATACTTTGATAAAGAAAAACGGATACCGATTTGGAAATGAAGATGTGACGATTAGTCACGTATTGGGAAAGAATGAAGAAACAAAAACATTGAGTATCATGGGTAAAGGTTTGGCATGGATATTAAACACAATAGATAAGGATCACAATAAAAAAGCGATTGAGAGATGAGCGTTAAGTTTGAATATGCGTTGTTAACGATAATGAGTATTATCGGTTTTTTGTCGAAGCATGACGTATTATTTACCATATCGGTAATTGCTCAGATAATTTTTGCCATTAAGAATTTGCCGGGTGCTATACATAATTTAAAACAATTTAAATACAGAATATATGCCAGAATGGTTAAAAAGACTAACAAAGACTGACATTCGCAATTCACTTGCTATTATTATCGTTGTGGGGAGCTTTTTGCTTTTGTATCTATTGCAAGTAAAGCCGATACCCGAACAGAATCATGATCTTGTATTAACTGCCGGCGGCTTCATCTTTGGTGGCGCATTGGCCGGTGTGGTCGGGTATTATTTCGGAGCTACTAAAACAGATAAAAAGCATGACACCGAAGGATAAAGAGATGCATTTTTGGGCGGGTGTGTGGGTTAGCTTTGCTGCCCTTATTTTATTTAAGGCTTTAAATGTACAATACTGCTGGCTTTATGTTCTTTGTGCTGTGTTGGCCGCTGCCATCGGTAAGGAATTAAAAGACGTTTTGGATTACGGTAAATTTGATTGGAGGGATGCGGTTTACACAATCGTTGGTGGCATGTCAGGGTTTATACTTTCATTCTTTTAATATGAATAAATATATATTCTTTTTGTTCTTTTTGGCATCATGTGCAAATCCTAATAAGTTGCATAAAATGATGGATAAACTTCCGGAAGCTACGGCGGATGAATGTGCGTATAGGTTTCCAATAAAGGAAACAATCGAAACGATAACAATAACCGATACGGCTTTGCTTCAGCAATATGAAACTGAATTTAATTACATGGCCATGCTGATTGATAGTCTGCTTTCAGCTAATTGCGATACGGTGCATATTGATAAGATCAAAGAGGTAATTACTAAAATACCATGCAAGCCGATCACAAAGGTCATTATTAAAACTCAGGAAAATACGGCGAAGCAACAAGTAATAATTGATAATTGCGCCAAAGCTACCAAAGAATTAAATGATAAATTGGATAAGCAGACACAAATATCAAAGAAACTTACGGCTAAATTGAATAAAGCTAAATGGCAGCGAAATTGGTTATTTTGGTTAGTTATAGCTTTACTTTTTTGGACATTCCGTAAAGTCATTGCTATACTGATAAAACCATGAAAAAAACAGACATAGCACATGAATATCGGGCAAAGTACGGGATGGAGATGCCGACATTAACGCTTGCAAAAATCATGTATAAAGAAAATAAAGAAGCGTTTACCAGTGTCGATCATGCAAGGTCTGCATTGCGAATGATTGAGGGTAAGTCGGGCAATAAATTACGCGGTGAAATAAAAGATAAAAGTTTATACATGACAGAAGAACGACCAAAAAACCCTTGGAAACTGCCCGAATCTGAGGAAACGAAATATGAGCCGTTTGTTATTAAAGCCAAAAAAATAGCCGTTTTAAGTGATATCCACATTCCTTACCATTCTGTCGATGCTTTGTCTGCCGCCCTTGATTTCATACAAGCTGAAAAGCCGGACGCGATCTTATTGAATGGTGACACTATTGATATGTACTCTTTGAGCAGATTCCAAAAAGATCCCCGCAAAAGATCGGTGGCGCATGAGTTACAGGCAACCCGCGACTTTTTGGATGTCATTAGTCAGTTCGGAGCTAAAATTTATTTTAAGATAGGCAATCACGAAGAGCGATATGAACACTATTTGATGCGCGTAGCTCCAGAGCTATTAGGGGTGCGAGAATTTGAGCTGAAACACCTTTTAGGATTAGATACACGCGGGATTGATTTAATAGGCGATAAACGTATAATAAAGGCCAATGATTTAAATATAGTACATGGGCATGAGTTCGGTCAATCGATATTCAGTCCGGTGAATGTGGCGCGTGGATTGTTTTTGAGGGGCAAGGTATCAGCTATGCAAGGTCATAATCATTCCGTTTCAGAACATACTGAAAGCAACATGAATGGAGATATTGTGACAACGTGGTCACTCGGATGCCTTTGTGAGCTTAACCCGGCCTATCTGCCCATCAATAAATGGTCACATGGATTTGCAATGGTTGACTTATCGGACAACGGCAAAGACTTTCATGTTCGTAATTATCGCATTCATAAAGGTAAAATCTTATGACAGACGAAGCTAACATACATACTGAATTCATACCGGTAGATAATGAGCTGTTGCAGATTATCGAGGTTGAGTGTATGTTATTGGCTACCATTGCGGATATATGTGATGCTGAATATCGGACTTATGATCAAGAGATCGAGGACATGAATGTAATAAAGGGGAATGCTTACAAGGTCATATTTGCGGCTCAAAAGAAACTATTAAAATTCATTAAAGACTATGAACAAGGGAATACCGATAATACGAAAGTTTGAGGGGTTAAAGCTGAAGGCATACATATGCCCGGCGGGTGTACCAACAATAGCATGGGGCAATACGTTCTATGAGAATGGTAGCAAAGTACAAATTGGGGATAAGATTACATTAGATAGAGCGGATAAGTTGTTATTTTTTATTGTGGCTAAATTTGAGTCAGAGGTGTCAAAACTTGTTAAATCTTCCATTAATGACAATCAGTTAGGTGCGCTCACTTCCTTTGCATTTAATGTAGGTGCCGGCAATTTAGCTAAAAGTACTTTGTTGAAAAAAGTAAATGCCAATCCTAATGATGTGACAATACGGGATGAATTTATGAGATGGACTAAGGCAGGCGGCAAAGTGCTGAATGGTTTGGTTACAAGGCGCAAAGCCGAAGCTGATTTATATTTTACTATTTGAGCCGCTGAGGGATTCGAACCCTCATCTCCCTGACCAATCAGGGGCGTTATCCCGAGCCGGTATTCATTCCCGGTTACGCCAAGCGGCTATCCAACTGCCATCCCCTTTAAATTACTAAT